AAAGCGGGAAATATGACCAGGCTATTAACTACTTTGTGAAGTATCAGAACCGGGTCACTGGTTTCTCGAACATTGACGAGAACCTGTCTCTTTATCCCGGTCTTGCTTGTCTGACAGGAGCAACCTCACTCGGAAAGACATCTTTCGTTGTTCAGCTATGCGATCAGCTCGTCGAGCGAGGAGAGACAGTTCTGTATTTTACACTCGAGCAGCTCCCGGTCGAACTGATTACAAAGTCACTCGCTCGACGGGTCTTCCTGAAGGATCAGAAAACGAAATACAACAATATAATGATCAAGAACGGAGTGAAGACGAGGATTCTCGATGAGGCAAGAGAAGAATATAAAGCTGTATCAGATCGGTTCTATATCATTCAGAGCGACTTCACAATGACAGCGAATCAACTCGTTGCTTACGTTGAGACCTTCATTCAGAAGACCGGGATCAAGCCTATCGTCGTTCTCGACTATCTTCAGCTCATCTGTCCTCCTGATGATAAGAAGTATGATGAGCGAGGCCGGATCGACGACGCTGTCAAGAAGATGAAGCTGTTGTCGAAGAATCATGAGCTGTTTGTCCTGATGATATCAAACATGGCGAGAGCTTCATACAGAGAAAGACTCGGAGAAGACAGCTATAAAGAGTCGGGTCTGATCGAGTACACTTGTGACTATCTGTTCGGTCTTCAGCTTGCGATCCTCGAGGACGACAGCTTCTTCATTAAGACGGGTATAAAAGGCGGGGAGAAAGAGACTCAGAAAGCGGAGAAACAGAATCTGATCGATGAGGCCTCTGAGGCAATCCCGAAAGAAGTCGTTTTTAAGGTTATGAAGAACCGAAACGGGAAGAAGACTTGGAAAGCGTTTTTCAAGTATCGTCCTGATTTTGACTATTTTGAGGTCGATCTCGATTCACAATATGATAAGACTCGAAAGAAGAATAACTCGGCTGAAGCTGTGAAAAAACTCGGAGACGCATACAAAAAAGATGTCGACAGTCTTCAGTTTGAGGATGTCTGACACTTTATGATCAGGAGACCGGGGGATCTAACTCCCGGTCTTTTTATTGGTACAATGTTTACATAATATACAAATATGTTGACGGATACAATGTAATTGTAGTATAATAATTATGGTCAAAAAGCACTGTAAACGATGTTTACAGACGGGGGAGGAAATTCAATGAGCGAGCGTATAATCGAAGGGGTCGTCGACGATCCTGAGAAGTATCGAGTTCATATAAAAGAGATCAGACTCGTCAACGGCGAAAAGAGGTTTGACGCTGTTCTCTATCAGATAGGAGAGGCAATCCCGGGGTTTTTACGGATAGAAGCAAAGGATCAACTCTCAGGAATAGAGGCTGTCGAGCTGATCCCTTATTCAGCGATATCAAGCATTCTGATCGAGAAAGATCAGATGTCGAAGACGATCCTGAAGTGTTATCTGAGGTGATCCAATGGGTGTTTTTAACAGGGTTTTCAGGCGGGGAAACAAAGTCGTCAGAGCAAAGATGATCGAGGCGACATCCAGCTTCTCAGCCTACAACGGCGACGCTTATTCGAATGATGTTTTCAGAGAAGCGGTCGACTCTGTCGCTCGGAATGCGGGAAAGCTGAAAGGGAGTCATATTGTCAGATATGCCGATCATAAACAGGAGATCGGCGACTCCCGGCTGAACAGACTTCTTCAGATCAGGCCGAATCCTCTGATGTCGTCTTATGATTTTATCTATAACTTGGTGACAAGGCTGTTCCTCTACAACAACAGTTTCGCTTTCATCGACAGAAATGATCGAGGAGATGTCGTCGGCTTATATCCGATCGGAGCGGTTCACGTTGACATCGTCACTGATCAGATCGGGAGGCTGTTCTGCTGTTTTTCACTGAAGGACGGATCGAAGGTTCATCTCCCTTATTCTGATATTATCCATTTGAGGCGGTTCTTCAAAGATGATCTTCTCGGAGCTGACAACTCAGCGATCGCTCCCGGTCTCGAACTCGCTCAGACTCAGAATGACGGAATCATCGCCGGGATCAAGTCAGGAGCGACGATCAGAGGAATTCTCAAGTTTACTCAACTCCTCTCTCCTGAGAAGCTGAAGAAAGAGAAAGAAGCTTTCGTCGCTGACTATCTGCAGATCGGGAACGACGGTGGAGTGATCGCCGTCGATGAGAAGATGACTTATGAGCCGATCGAATCGAAACCTCTGATCCTGAATGCAGATCAGGCGAAAGCGGTTAGAGACAAGATTTTCGACTATGTGGGGACGAGCGAGCAGATCGTCAGTTCCTCCTACACAGAAGATCAGTTCTCCGCTTTCTATGAATCGACGATTGAACCGATCGCAACGGCTCTCAGTCAGGAGATGACAGCGAAAGTCTTCACTGATCGAGAGATGTCGTTCGGAAACGAGATCATCTTCGAGAGCGGTCGACTTCAGTTCACTTCGAACTCGACAAAAGTCAATCTGATCGCTCAGCTAATGCCAATGGGACTTCTGACGATCAATCAGGCTCTCGAGATTCTCAATCTCCCGGCAGTGACTGACGGCGATCGTCGACTTCAGGCTCTCAATATGATCGACGCCGATCAGGCGAACGCTTATCAGCTCAACCTCAAGAAGAAGGACGGCGATCAGAAGTGAAGGAATTCAGAACAGCGGTGATCGATGTCAGGAGCGATCCTGTCAACAGCGGAATGATCATCGAAGGTCGAGCGATAGTCTTCGACCAGGCCACAAAGATCAATGATCCGGTAGGGTCTTATTTGGAGATCATCGAGAGGAACGCTCTCGATGAATGTGATCTGAGCGATGTGAGACTTCTTTACAATCACGATTTGAATCAAGTCCCGCTCGCAAGAACTCCGAAAACGATGTCTCTGAAAGTCGATCCGGCAGGAATGACGATCAGAGCGACACTCCCTGAGACAGACTTCGGAAGGGAGGTCTATGAGGCTATCAAGCGTCACGACCTCGACGGAATGAGCTTCGCTTTCAAAGTCCCTGACGATGGGGGAGACACTTATGATCCTCGGACAAACACTCGGACGATTCACAAGATCGAAAAGGTCTATGAATGTTCTGTCGTTCCGTTCCCGGCTTATTTATCGACTTCGGTAGAAGCGAGAAAACAAATCGAGGACGGAGACAAGCGGTTCAACAGGATCAGCAATCTCAAGAAGCTCATAGAATCAATCAAAATGAGGTGAAAGATTATGAAGTTTAATACTGTTGCTGAAGCTTTCAATGTGTACAAGGTTTACACGAACGAACAGCTCGAGAAGAGGACTGATGAAATCAACAAGCTGATCGAGTCCGATGAGAATGTCGACATCCAGTCTCTGAACATCGAGCTGACCGGGATCGCTCAGGCAAAACGGAACAACGATGAGAAGATGTCTCGTCCTGAGTCTCGTTCCGCTTTCAAGCTGCTCGGAGGTCGTGATCTGAACGATCAGAAGGTCGCTGAGACCGCTGACGCTGTTTCCTCTGAGGAATATCGTTCCGCTTTCTTCAAGAAGCTCCTCGGACGGGAACTGACTCAGGTCGAGTCTCAGATGTGGGATCGTGTTCAGGCTGAACATCGTGCTGATCAGTATTCGACTGTCAGCGAGGTCGCCGGGGTGATCCCGACTCACACTCTGAACGAGGTCATTCAGAAGGCTCGGACGATCGGAGGTCTTCTCCCGTTCTGTCGTGCTTTCGCTCTCCCGGCGAAGGTCGCTGTTCCTGTTGCGACTCCTCTGAATAAGGCGGGATGGAATACTGAAGGAACTCCCGTCGAGAGTGCTGAACCGTCTGTCAGCTATGTCGCTTTCGGGAACAACGAGCTGATCAAAGTCCTGTCGATCTCCGCTTCTGTGAAGAAGATGTCGATCGACGCTTTCGAAGCGTATCTCGTCGACGAGCTGACTCAGAACATCCTTGGAGCGATCGCCGACGGTATCGTCAACGGCGACAATTCCACGATCCCGGTCAAGGGTCTCGCTTCTATCACTTTCACGGCGGGAACGAACCTCGTCAACTGGAGCGGTACGAACGACGTTCTGACTTATGCTGACATCGTCGCCGGGATGGCTCTCCTGAAGCGGGGTTATGCCAACGGGGCCGTGTTCGCTATGAACAATAAGACTCTGTATAACAGTGTTTACTCCCTGACGGACAGCAACAAGCGTCCTCTGTTCGTGATCGACACTCAGAACGATAAGATCGGAAAGCTCCTCGGAGTCGAGGTCGTGATCGATGATAACATCGCAGACAACGAGATTTACTTCGGTAACTTCAAGTATCTCGGATACAACCTCGTCGACGGGATCGCTGTTGAGGCCTCCTCTCAGTCTTCTTTCAAGAGCGGTCGGATTGACTATAGGGGAATGGCAATCGCTGACATTCAGGTCCTCGTTCCTGAAGCTTTCGTCAAGATTGCAAAGGCTTAATTCCGTTACTATGGCAGGACTTGTCCTGACCTTAGTATATATCTTGATCGGGGTTTTCTCTCAGAGAGTCTCCTCCTCTCTGTTGAGTTTTGACCGATCAAGGCCTCTCTCGATGACTTCGAAGGATCGTGAAACACTGGAAAGTGTGAACTGAAGAGTTCAGCAATCGGATGATTACTGTCTCGTATGCCTGACAAGTCGCTCGAGGGTCAATTCAGTCGGTGTATTCATACACTGACCTCCTTTCGAGCGGTGAGCGTGGATCGATCAAAAATCTCCTCGCTCACTGTCTTTTTTATCAGAGAATAAATGAGGTGATCTCAATGATGACGCTTAATGACGCTTGCGCTGTTCTCCGGGTCAATCCGGGAGATAACGACGAACTGATCAACAGTCTTCTCGACGCTATTCCTGATTATATCGAAGTAACGACAGGTCTTTCGAGTTATGCTCAGTCAACGGAACCTCTTGTCGATACGGTCAGCGGTTTTCTCCTGAAACTGTGGTATTTCGGTGATCATGCTGACGATGTTGCTCTGAAGAGGACGATCGATAGTCTTCTCAAAGCTCTTGCGATCAAGAGTCGAGATGTCAGCAAAGTATATTAATTATCGAGAACTCGCTGATCGTTTTTATTCGTCGCCACAATGGCGGGAACTGTCGACAATGTATATGAGAAGTCGACATTATATCTGCGAGAGGTGCGGGAGTCCTGCTGTGATCTGTCATCACAAGAAACACTTGAACTCCCACAACATCGGCGATCCCGCTGTCGCTCTGAATCAGGATAACCTCGAGGCATTATGCAAGGACTGTCACAACAAAGAACACTTTCTCAAGCACACGATCACAAGGTTTGATGACGATGGAAACATCTCAGGAGTGAAGAAATCAGCTGACGAGATCGACTTCGAGAAAGCTCGAGAAGGATTGACGCAGCTCCTACACAAAATGACCGCTCAGAAGCGTCAGGAAGACAGCTCTCCGCTGTCTGATGAGTAAGTCTTCATCTGACCTCAGAAGCGTCTCAGAGAGGCAAATAAGGCCGTTTCTGAGCGTGTCATGTGGGAGGGGGAGTCGACTCGATTTTTCGAACTGGTGCAGG